GGCGGAAATTATAAATAACTATGCTACAGATCTTCCGAGGGTAGATGTCAAGGGTGAGGCACACACGGCAAATATACGCTCTATTGGTGACTCATACGGTTACAATGTACAGGAGATGCGGGCATCCCGTATGGCAGGAAAGTCATTGGATGCGAGAAAGGGTGCGGCGGCAAGGAGGGCTTCCGATTATGCCGTCAATAAGATAGCTTTTGCAGGTGACTCTAAGCACAATCTTATCGGTATTTTCAGTGCTGATAATGATATTCCGATTTATACGCTTTCAGAGGTGGAAGTTAACGGTGTGAAGTACACCGACTTTGAGCATAAGACTGCCGAGCAGATTCTAAACGATATTAACGGAATGCAGAAATTCATAGATAAGATTACCATGAGCATTGAAAAGCCGGACACATTGGCTCTTCCGTCTTATATTTATATGGATTTGGCTACACGCCGTATTCCTGATACGGAAATAACCGTTCTCAGTTTTATCAAGGAACATGCACCGTATCTTAAAAATTTCGAATCCATGCCGGAGTTACAGAGTACAGCCACAGACATCAATAAAAGCGGAAAGAATGTGGCGCTTATGTATACGAAAGATCCGGAGAAATTCTCTTTGGAGATACCTCTTCCGTTTTATCAGTATCCTATTCAGGTTACAAAGCTTGAGACAGAAGTTCCATGTGAGCAGAGAACAGCAGGATTGATTATTTATTATCCGCTGTCTATGCTTCTTGCGTACGGTATATAAAAGGGGGATAAAATATTATGAAAGTTATGAATAAATCCAGAAAGATTATTGCCATTGCGGAAGAACCTATTCTTCCAGGAGAGTATATGGAATTGCCGGAGGGGTATGACAGTCACCCCTCCATTGCCTATTATATAAAAACAGGTGTGCTTACAGATGCTGAGAAAATAAGCACAGAAAATATTAAGGCTACTGAAACTTTTTCTGAAGATGAAAAAAGAAAAATTGCAGAGGCGGCTGTCGCAAAGTATAAGGAGGAACAGGAGATTTTAACAAGTATTCAGACAAAAAGGGATTCCGAGATTAAAGCGGTAAAGACGATGAAGAAAGAGGAACTTATTTCAAAAGCCATGGGAATGGGTATTGAAATTGAGGATTCTGATACCGCGGATGTTATTAAAGGTAAGATTCTTGATAAACTGAATCAGTAGGAGGTGTTCTGTATGGAGGCCTTTAGAATAATCAGAGCAACGATGAAAGAATTCTCGGAGGTTTCCGATGATGATGTCAATGTGTTTATCAGCTTGGCGAAGCCGTTAATAAGCAAAAAAAGGTTCGGTAAAAGGTATGAACAGGGACTTGCATATTTGACAGCTCATAAAATGAAGATGAATGGTCTCGGCACACAGATAGGAAGCGGAACGATAGGAGATACGATAGGGCTTTCCTCGGTTTCAGAGGGGGAAGCCTCTATTTCATTTTCAAACAACCAAGTAGGCAATACGTCCGCTGATGCGGAATATGGGCTTACTGTTTACGGTATGCAGTTCCTGCAACTTAGAAGGAGCTGCATCATAACTATTGTTTCTTCAGGAGTAAACAAATATGGCGGTTAAAATAACGGACAGAGAAACCGAAAGCGGTAAAAAATTCCGTAAGATGTTGGAGGAATTAAAAAAGCTTGAAGTACGAGTTGGGTTTCAATCTGGTGAAGGTACAGAGGAAAATGACGTGGATATCTGTGATATTGCTACATGGAATGAGCTTGGAACCGAACATTCGCCATCAAGACCTTTTATTAGACAAAGTGTTGATAATAACGCTGCAAAAATAAATAATTTATTACAGTCGGAAAAAAAGAAACTTACAAATGGTACTTCCGCTGAACAGATATTAAAGGAAATAGGAATTTTTCAAAAAGGGCTTATTCAGAGAGAAATTGTAAGTGGAGAATTTGAAGCTAATGCTGAATCAACAATTAAAAAGAAAGGTTCATCAAAGCCGCTTATTGATACAGGAAAGATGAGACAATCTGTTAACTATGTGATACGTGAGAAAGGGGGCGGGAACTGATGAACTTTTTTAAGCGCAAGTATATATTAAGGCGTTATTTAGCGCAAAAACTTCATAAAGGATATATTTCTATGCCCTATGAGGATTTAAGGCTTCCTATGGATATACAAACCTTAGAAGATAAGATTATAACTACAGAGGACGGTTCCCGCTCGCTTCAAACGTTAAAAACATTTTGTGATTATCCTATTATTGTAACCGATACTGAAAGGCAGCAGAAAGCTGATAGGATTTGGTTTCAGGAAAAGTGGTTTGAATGTACTTCAAGCAGGCTTAGTGAAAATACTTCGTTAAGGCATTATACAGCAACATTTACAGAATGTCTTGATCAGGAAGGTGGTCCCAAGGAGGTGAAGCCTTGAATAGGGAATTTGTTAAAGAGAAACTGTATGAGGCTGTGTCAAAATTTTTTGCAGAAGCTATGGTCATATGGACGGAACAACTTGCTGTAAGACCGAAGCTTCCATACATCACTCTTAAACTGGGTGATGTTGACAGAACGACATTCCCTATTGATGACGAAGAAGAAAGAATTTATCCCTGTGGTACGAAATTTGAGATTAACCTCTATACTAACGGCAAAGCTGCAAACAATGAAGAAAATAGTACAGGAAATTATATAAATACAGCTGTATCGGATATGATGGAGTTTTCAAATTTCATTGAATCAGATTATATGGTAGATTTTTTTTCGGAAAGCGATATTAGTGTTTTGCTTATGCCTCCGATAAGGGATTTAACGAAACTGCAAAATGAAAGTAAGTACAGATATAGGGCTATGGCAGAGTTCGATGTTACCTTTAATTTTGATGCTTCAGGAAGATATGGAATAAGAGGAATTCAAGATATACCTAACAGCAGTGGAGGAGGGAATGAAGAAATGGTAAGAGAAATCACTATGGGAATAGAAAATGTAGAAATAAATAAAAGATAGGAGGCATATATGAAAAATAATTCTTTAGGCGAGATAGTTGATAACAGGATAGATTTATCAAAACCGATTCCAACTGCTGCGGCTTTTGATAAGATTCTTATAGTTGTGCCGGCTCCGACCGCAAAAGGAAATGAAAAGAAATTAACGAAAGCATTTACCATTGGGAAAGCGGACGATCTTCTTGAATATGGATTCAAAACAGACGAAGTGGCATATACAGCCGCAGAGGTAGCTTTTGCTCAGAAGCCGTCGCCTGATGAGCTTGTCATATGCGTAAGAGGTAAAGCCGAAGAGCCGAAAAATACTCTCGAAGATATTAAGCTATTGCTTACAAGAGCGAATGAAGAGTCGTTTTTTTATGGATTCCATATAACGAGTTTCAGAGATGAAGCTGATGTAAAAGCTGCCATAGAGTGGGCGGAGTCAAACAATAAACTTTTTTGCTTTGAGTGTTCTGATGTAGAGAATATTCCTGTTAAAAATTTCTCGTATTTTAGAAGTTTCGGTTTATTCTCAGGACAGGCTGACGGTTTTGAAAAAGATAAACAGCCTATAACAAATTCTTATGCCGCTCTTGCAATGATGGCTATTTGTTTCGGATATGATCCGGGAACGGAAACATGGGCTTTCAAAGAACTTTCAGGAATTGTGCCGAGTCTTTTAAGTAATAGCGATAAAAAGACGCTTAAAGATAAAAACCTTTCAACTTTTTTAAGATACGCAGGCAGTAATATTACATCAGGAGGCAAGACTTTGGGAGGCGAATGGATAGATGTAATAAGGTTTATGGACTGGCTGCATGCTCAGATACAAATAAATGTATTTAACGTGCTTAAGGTTAATAAAAAAGTACCTACGACTGATGAAGGTATCGGACTTATTGAAGGAGCAGTAACAGCCACATTATTAAAAGCCCAGGATATAGGAGGTTTAGCTCCTGATGAGTTCGATAAAGACGGCAATAAGATTCCAGGATTTACTGTAAAAATGCCTAAAGCATTATCGCTTTCAGAAGCGGACAGAAAGAATAGGACGCTTCCGGGGTGTGAGTATTCAGGAAGGCTTGCAGGAGCGTTCCATTTTGTTACACTGAGAGGAAAACTTACATTTTAAAAAGGGAGGTAGATTATGGTAGCTACATATAACTGTAAGAAAGTAACCTGTGCCTTAGGTGCACATATTGCATCGGGGTTTGCTGATGACAGTTTTATAACAGTCGAGTATGCGGGAGATGGGACAAGTTATGTGACAGGAGCGGACGGAGAAATAGTCAGGAGTATAGACCCGTCTGACGTATATACTGTAAAGATTTCGCTTCAGCAAACATCAAAGACAAATGCTTTTCTTCAGAAGATGTTTGAAAAGGATAAAAAGGATGGAACAGGAACATTCTCGGTAAACATAAATGATATTTTAGGTAATGAAAAATTTGTTGCGGAAACAGCATGGGTGACCAAACCGGCTTCTTTTGCAAGAGGAAAGGCACAGAATAACAGAGAGTGGGAACTTGTAGCAGGTAAGGGAGAATTCAGATAATTATATAAGGAGCTTGATATGAAACAGATAGAGCCTGTAAAAAAGAGTATAGGAGATATGAATTTTTATATACGACCATTTCCAGCTTTTAAGGCTGCGAATATTTCGGGGGAGCTTGCCGATGTGCTTGCTCCTCTTTTTTCTGCTGTTATTCCTATTATCGGAGAAGGAGATTTGATGGACATCGAAGCTGATAAAGCGGCAGAACTCATTACAAAAAATATATCCATAAGTGGAGATAAACTGGAAAAACTTGCCAAAAAACTTTTGTTGGGAGAAAACATAGCATTTGAAATTAAGGGCGAACATGGAGATACAGATACAGGAATGCTTAACGAGGATGTCGTTAATGAAATTTTCTGTGGAGAAGTCCAGGATTTGTTTGTACTTTGCTTTTACGTTATACAAATAAATTTCAACGGTTTTTTCAAGAAACTCGGCAGCCTATCTGGCAAGCTAAAGGATATGCCATGGGTGAAGCCGAGGACGATTATATAAAATACGGGACTTTTGATTACTCAAGGTTCAGTGAAATTGAGCTAAGGCTATATATCCTCATAAAGTCACGTATAGCAAGTATGAGCGAGTTAAAGACTTGCTATACGCTTGATGAAGCCATTAAGATTTATTCCCTTTATAAAATGGAGATTGATATAGAAAAAGGGAAAGCGGCTGAGATGGAGAGGAGGAACGCTAATTGACTATAAGAGACATTGCTGTATCTTTTGGATTTAACGTTGATAAAAGCAGCGAACAAAGTGTAACAAACAGCATTAAAGGACTAAAGAACTTCGCTATGAAGGCTCTTGGTGTAATAGGTATCGGCTTTTCATTTGTAGCTCTTAAAAATATAGCGGAAGAGTTTAACGGTATAAATGATAAGATAAGAGGAGCAACAAGAGGTCTTGGTGAACAGTCGGAAATACAGCAGAGTATTTTAACCGCAGCTAATGATACCAAAATGGCGTATGGTGATATGGCAGGTATTGTTTCACAACTTACCAAGATGGACAGTAAACTATTCGGTGATATAAAGTCCGCAACCACTTTCGCTACTCAAACTACGAAAGCTATGGAAGCAGCAGGACGCTCAGCAGGCGAAGTGAATTCAATGCAGATGCAGTTAAATAAAGTACTTGCCGAGGGAGAAATGAGTTCAGCGTCATTTACGAGGATATTAAAAACCTATCCGGAGATAATAAATTATATCGGTAAAGGATTAGGCAAATCGACAGATGAGCTTCGAAAAATGGCGGAATCCGGAAAACTTACATCTGAGACGATAGTAAAAGCATTTAGCTTAGCAAGCGACGAGATAGATAAGGATTTTGGAGAACTTGATTTTCAGACTTCTGCAGATTTTCTGTTAACAATGCCATCTTAGCAACAATTTTTTCAAATCCATAATCAATGTCTTCCTGATTACTTACCTCTATTTTTTGGCCATCTAAAATATTTCGAATATTTCTTCTGATAGATGTTAAGGTTACAATCTGTACAAACTTCATAATCAGCAAGAGTAATATAGTCAAGGAAAGAGCTAAAAAGAAAATGAAGAAGATAAATTTTTGTAGCGTTTCAAAATCTTCCAGAACTGTTTGCCATTGAAAACTGAAAAGGCTGAAGACATATTGAATGACAACGGCTAAAACAAGAAAGGAATAAAAGAAAAGTATAAAATAGTAAGACTTCCTCATTTACGAACGACCTCAACATTTCCAATAAGGCTGGCAATGACAATTTTAACGCTTTTA